GCTGAGCAACGATGCAATGTTCGATGGCTCCACAACTCAGGCGGATCTTGCTTTGTTGAATAAGGCCTTAATGGCTGGCGACAAAACAGGTGCTGCGGTCTATGGTGATGCGGTTCCAGGCTCAGGTGCACCGTTGAAGGTAGAGTCGTTGGAGAATACGTTGAAGGTTTTGACCTTCAAAGAGCAGGATATTACGTTTTGGAAAATGATCGGTAAAGCTCCCGCATACAATACCGTTGAAGAATTCAATCAACTGTTGGACTACGGCTCAACTGCTGGTGGCTTTAACAACGAAGGTGAATTGCCTGAGGAGGCAGATTCAACTTATCGCAGAATGGCAGAGCACGTTAAGTTCTTAGGTGTAACTCGTGCAGTCAGTCATCCAATGCAGTTAGTTCGCACTCAACCTGGTATTGGCTCTGCTATTCAAAAAGAAATCCAAAATGGCACAATGTGGATTTTGCGTAAAGCGAATCGTTCATTAGCGTTTGGTAATGCCAAGACTCTTAATCAAGAGTGGAACGGTATTTATGCTCAGCACGAATCTGCATTCGCAGGTTTGCAGCAGTATTTAACCAGCGATAGCGTAATTGATTTACGTGGTACTCCGTTGACTGACAACATTTTACAGGATGCTGCGACAACGATTACCGAGAACTATGGTTATGCTGATACCCTAATGGGTCCACCGTCAGTATTGACCTCATATATCAAGCCGTTTTTGTCTATGAAGTTGATTCAACCAAACTCGCCTCAGACAACTGCTGGTGTAATGGGTCAACGAGTAACTGACGTCGCAACTCAGTTCGGTAATGTCAAGTTAGGTTACGATAAGTTCTTGAATGCAGATCCTGCTAAAACAACATCAACTGGTGCTGAGAGTACAAAGGCGCCGTCCACTCCTGTTGCAGGTGGCACTCCAATTACTGCTGTTACTGATGCGTATAGTAAGTTTGCTACTACTGACGCAGGCGATTATTTCTTTGCTGTAACTTCTCGTAATCGTTACGGCAACTCTGCCTTATTAGAGTTGAATCCCACTACTGCTTTTGCAGTTGCTGCTGGCAAATCAGTTGATTTATCATTTACGGATCCAGGTGGTGCTATTCCTGCTACGTGCTATGTTATTTATTGCACGAAAAAGAACGATACAAGCACAGGTGCTGATCGTAAGTATTACCCATTGTTTACAGTGAGTACTGCTGAACGTACAGCAGGCTATGATAACGCAGGACCAAACTTGGTTCGTAACCGTAACCGCTGGATGCCTGATACGCAACAATGTTTTCTTTATGAGAACTCAACTGACATTTTCGAGTTCAAACAGTTAGCTCCATTGATGAAGATGGATCTCGCAGTAATCGGGCCATCATCTCGTTTTATGATGTTGTTATATGGAACTCCGCAATTGTATGCACCTAAAAAGGTCGTACGCTTTATTAATATTGGAGCATAAGAACAAAAAGAGCGTAAGGTTTTCATAATTTATTTGGGTTAATAATTGAGTTGAGTAAGCGTGACGACGAAGTAAAAGTCGTCGTCACGCTTCTCGTTTTTAAAACATTTTAATCAATATCATCATGGCAAAGATATCAACAAGTCTCTTACATAGAGCAGGTCAATCAGTTAATCTTGCAGGCACTATCGTTACTTTTGACGATCAATGCATATGTGAGCTTGATGATTCACTCGTAGAGGAGCTCCTTAGTGATTTCAGTGATTTGTGTGTATTTGAAGCAATTTCTAACAAAGAAGTAACTCTTACACAAGATCAAATCAATGAAGCTGAAAACGCAAAAAAACAAGCTGAAATCGACAGATTAGCTCAAATCAAACAGATTGAAAATGCTGAAAAAGAACAGGCTGTTTTAATCGCAAAACAAAAGCGAGAAGCTGACGATGCAGCAAAAGCATTGTACGCAGCACAAGAAATCGAATTAGCTGAAAAAATAGCAGCAGTTGAAAAAGCTGAGGCAGAAGCAGCGTTACTACATCCTGTTGTTGTTGAGGGTGATATAGTAGTAGATTCAACATCTGATCACTCAAATCAAACATCTGTCGTTGATGAGACTGCACAAATTTACGAAGCGTTATTAACGATGACTTACGATGACTTGGTCGCTCTCGCAAAAGCTCAAGGAGTTAAAAAGAAAGATTACAGTCAATACAGCGAAATCGAAACATTAGCCAGTTTCTTAAAAGGAATCGTTAAGTTGTAACAATTACAAACAAGTCATAATCACAATTTTTCATCATTACTCGAACAAAAAGGTATTCAAGATGAGCTTAGTTCTAACAGGTATATTTCAAGTTAGATACGATATTCTATTATCATACGAAACGTTAATTGCTGAGTATATGTCAGGAATACCTCTTGTTACGAGTAATGGTGATAACATATCCCCTTCTGCGATCGAATCAAGTATTCGAATAGCGATCAATCAACTTGAAACGTATTTAGATCTCAAACTAACCAAACAAATTATACACGAAAGCAAAGACTTCGTATCGAATGATTGGGTTTATTGGAATTGCATTCGCACCTCATATCCATGTGAAGAGTGTTTTGAAGTAAAGGGATTAATTGCTGGATCTGAACAAATGACCTATCCAAAAGAATGGCTTAGTACGAGTCATCAAGCACAAGGTAACATTGCCAATCGAGCAGTATATACAATAGGAGGATCCACCTCAGCAAACATACAAGGAATTTACTACACTACATCGTCTCCGTTTTACAGTCTTGGTAATCACTCATTTATTCCAAATTACTGGCATGTAACTTACGTGACGGGATTTGAAGTAGTTCCAGCATTGATTTCTGACGTAGTCGCTAAGCTCGCATTAATGGCGATATTAGCTGTGTTAGGAGATACAACTTATCAACCTGGCATTTCAAGCCAATCAGTAAGTATTGACGGATTAAGCCAATCTACATCAACGACAGCATCATCACAAGGTGGCATTTACGCTGGTCGCATTAAACTACATGCAGATGAAGTTAGAGCTACATTATTAGATTTAAGAGCAATTTACAAAGGACTTATGATGACTGTTTGTTAATGAGATAAAAAGCTACTAAAAAATCGGTATTTTAAAAATATTTTATTGTTAGTGTTGTCTCGCGTTTTAAAAGTATGTATCTTTATGGCATCAACAGATAGTTGAATAAATTTTATAAAATGAAAGCGTTAATGTTTACAATTATGTTCGCAATGATTAGTGGAATGGTCTTTTTTACTTATGAGTTAATTAAAACGCCAGTAAAAAAGACCGTCAAAAAGACTGATAATAAAGCAAAAGATTCCTTGACTACTATCACTTCTCCTACGTCTGTTATTACAGATAACGGTGACGGTACAGAAACATTGACTCTTAATTTGACTCGTCCAAAACAAGTTCAAATGAAAAAAGGAGCAGCTTTGATTCGTCCAATTACACAAATGCAGTTACCGCAAACAGCAAGTGGAGAATCGACTGATAAAAGAGTAGATGAACAGTTGTAAATAATTTATAACATGCCACAAGTCGATATAAACTTACCACCGATTACGCAGCCAAGTGCACGTCGAGTTGATTTCAAAAAAAGTCACTTCGACGACAACGTTTGGAATAAGGGTTATAACGTCATTATAGAGCGTGCTATAAGATGTCCATGCAAGACAAAAGGTGGTGATCACTTATTGTCTTGCATGAATTGTGGTGGTTTAGGATTTGTGTTCTACAACCCAGTCAAAACAAGAGTCCTATCAACTGGAACTACTGCTCGTAGAGATGAGCGTGATTGGGGTGAGGAGGAGACTGGTAGTAAACAAGTTACTGCTATGTCCACTCAACAGATTGGTTACATGGATAAGATTACGTATCTTGACAGCAAAGCGTATTACAGTGAAGTGCTGTTCGTCAACAGTACTAAACAAGCACGCTCAGTTTACTATATCAATCAAGTAGAGGATGCATTTTTATTCGTTAATGAATCAACTAAGTTGTTGCCATTAACGACCACCGAATACACAACCGATGGTAATGTGATAACATTTACAGGATCAAATGTGCAACCTAACAGTCTCGTCTCGATAAGATACGAGCACTTCGATGTTTTTCATATTGTAGAAATGATACGTGAAGTAATGGTGACTAATATAAAAAAAACCAGTACTGATGATGTTACTCATATGCCAGCACATGCAGTTGCAAAAAAAGCGCATTATGTATTCACTAAGCTATCGACAACGCCTAATGCAGTTGTTGGTCAATTATTCGATAACACATTTTCACATCCGGTAGATCAATATAAAATAGAATAAACACCGTCCTGTTGCTAATTTTAAACAAAACGAGTATCTTTATCAAAAATATTCAAAATTACTCACAAATGGGAACGACTTCAATGGGATCGTTAGGTATGCAGTCAGGTAAAATGCATACGCCTGTTTTTTCTAAAAATACCAAAAACAAAATACAAGTAACTCTTCATAACGATCAAAGAGAACTTCAAAAATAATTAACAATAAAACATTAACGATCAAAAACTTAGTGCACAAATAATTTATAAATAGTGACGTACACAATTCAATCAATCGAACTATCCTTTCCTGATGCAAAGGATTTGATACAAAAATGCACAACTGAAATCGGCAATCAGTTTATGCGAAATTTGATTGGCGATGTCGACAAGACGCTATACTCATCGTACAATGATTACGTATCGGCGTTAAGTGTTGATAATAAAGACAGTCAATACGATATACAGTTAGACGGTGCGTTAGCTAATGCAATTGAAAACGGTGGCGAATCATTTGATATGAAACCAGGTTTTCAAGCGAGTGACAAAGTTAAGTTTTCAAACAAAGGGGCTTGGTATTTAACAGTCGTTTTAGGTGGTAATACAAAACAGGCGCAAATTAACCCAAGTGTAATGAGGTTTTTACGTACGTTCAATCGTAACTCTACTCGACCAGTTAAATTCGTTAGAGTAGGTCAATCGACAAATGCTAATAAATGGATTCACCCTGGCATTACTGCTCGTAGATTTTTTAATCAGGCAAATGATGATTTAGATATAGATGCGATAATCAAAAAAACAATGAAAGATGCTGGTTTTAACTAATGTGATAGTAGAGAAAGTTATTCGCGCAGGACTCGATATAGTCAAAAAAGATTATGACGACAAGAAGCTCGCTAATATTGAGAATAAGTGCCTACTGTACATTTTATTTAAAAACAACACATTCCGTCATCTTGATTTTTACAAAGAAAGTGTCGCTGTTTTTAGTAGATCAAAAGATCATATTAAGTATATCAATACGAGCTTATCGTTCGCACAAGAGCGTCAAACGTTTCCAACGGTATATGTGACACAATCACAAGATAGTGAAGCGTCTCAAGGAATTGGTGGAAACGTGAATGCAATGGGACCTATCGAATTTGCAGACGATACTCATAGCGATACGAACGTTCGCATATACAATACGTCATTTAACATCACGATTGTTTCAGACAATTCGTTCGAAGCAATTTTGATATATGAAATGGTCCGAGCATTATTAGTACTACTTGAAGAAAGTATTAGTTCATGTGGTATAATGAATATGAGTATTTCAGGAACCGATATTACTTTAAATAGTAATTTGATTCCACAAGGAGTGTATATTAAATCGTTAATATTAAGAGGTCAATACACGTTAGAAATTCCCCACCCCTCAATACTTAGTGATGCTGCGTTAGACATCATTAGAGATTGGAGAGTTCACTTAGCAATATCAACAGATGAAGAAGACTACCAGCAGTAAACTGCCAAAACCAAAAAGTATAAAAACTCCTACCTCAACGGATCATTCTGTTAAGGTAGTTGCTGCTCCATCGACGTTCCCTCTGATGACGTGTCAAGAGTACACGAATCAGTTCATTGTCCATGAGTTGACTAAAAGAGCACTATATATTAAATATGGTAACCAAACGAAGCCACTTGACGAGTGGCAATGGATAATAGCCAATTTTTAAATTGCGACAATCAAATGCTTGATTGATTGTCTATTGTTGTGTATTTTTATAAAAATTTTATAACATGTCTTTATCGCATCTTTTTGGAAATAAAGTAATTACAGAGCCAGGTGCTTATAGTACCGTTAAAGCGTCTGTTCAAAATACCACTACTACATCCGATTCAGGCAATGTATTGATTATAGATACTGGTAGTGCTGCAGGTTATGGTTTTGGTGGCATTAAAGGAGTAGCTGTTAATGGATCTAATGCGATTCAAACGTTCGATTCAATCAACGATTTTCAATCATGGATTGGTGGCGGTCAGTGGTGGAAATATAGTGAGTTTTTGTTACGTCCATTAGGTGCAGGAACAAGCGGCGTGAGTAGCATCTCTTTCGTATCAGCACGTGAAACGACACATAGTAAAATCACACTACCGTTTGCAAGTGGCTCTTTGATCATCAAAGGTCCTGAAGGATTATTAGCAAACGGAGTACTTGATGCAACTAACTTAGTTACAGGTTTCGGTGCAATCGTTTCAGTATCTACTGATGATGTAACAAAGTTTGTAATTACGATTTACAAAGGAGTTTATACTGGTGCTGATTCAAAAGGATATGTATGGAACGGAACGTCAAAAGCTAATTCTCGTCCTATTGTAGTTGCTCGAAGTGTTGAATTATCAAACATCAGTGAATTTATTACTTGGTCTCGGATCAATTCTGACTTCAAAGCGTATTTTGAGATAGATACTGCATCTGCTATGAGTGGTGCAATCGTTGCAGCAGACATCGTAGTAGGAGGTCCAGTTGGATCGACTTACGTATTAAGTGTAGATGCAACTGAAAGTTATGCAGACACTACTTTAATCACACAAGTACTCGATAGTATCGCTGATAATGAATTCAACATTATTATCAGTGACAAAACTGGTGCAGATGCTTATAGCTCTACTAATTTGAAAATTATGACTGAACTAACTGATCGTCAAAGACATATCAAGTTCTTTGCGGTTGGTGCAGGTACTACAAAAGATGATTTCGCAACATCGTTAACAGTAGCGAAATCATATAACAATGGACAAGCGTGGGTTCTACATGGAGGTTGTAAGGCTGTCGACACATATAATGCGAACTATTCTCGTGAGTATAGCGTATTAGGTAGTTTATGTTTAGTGATCGGTCGATTAGGTGGTTTAGCACCACAAACACCTTTAACATTCAAAGCTCTTGGAATGAGTGCAGTTACGCATGTGCTTACCGAAAAAGAAAGATCGAAAGCGATTAAGGCAGGTTTATTAGCTGTTAAATTTGATACTGACATAAAGCGATTTGTGATCACGTGGGGATTGACGTCTTTGCAAGATAATGAAGGAATAGTAACGCCACAAGGCGCGTCACGTGAAATTTCAATTATGCGAATAGCTGCTCAGATCAATCGTGACGTTGTTGTTAATTCTAAGATTCAGTTGCTTGCTAATCAATCGCAAGGACCTAATCGCAATACTCTTTCAGCGAATGATGTTAAGGATTGGGTCGAAGGCTTTCTCGACAGTAAGATTGCCACTTCGACAACCGATAACTTATTAATTTCGTACCGTGATGTAACTGTTTCAGTTCGTAACGATGCATATTACATTGATTACGTATTAGTTCCAAATTGGCCTGTAAACTTTTTATTCTTCACTGGAACGATGGTAGAAAACTAATATTTTCAAAAGCTCGATTAAAATAGTATAAAATGGCGAACAAGACAATGAATGCACCTCTTGCTATTATCAAAGTAAAAGGAGTTGCAGTCGGATTAATGAAAAATATTAGAATTAATGAAACTATCCGAAGAGGATCGGTTAAAGGAATTGGTACTTTGATCCCGATAGAATTACCTGCCTTAGATTGGACAGGTGAATTGTCTTGTTCATTTTATATGATCGACTTGAATCTTACTGGACTTCCAGGAGGTATCAATCGCAATGCTCCAACTGTACAAGATTGGGTTGACAATGTATTATTGACTGAACAAGCGGTCGATGTTGTTATTTACAAGAAAGTTCCAAAAGCTTTCGATCCGGTAACATTGCTAACGTCAGCAGACGTCAAGCCTTTTGCTACAATTAGAGGGTGCTTTGCTGATAGCGATTCATTCGATATCAGCGAGAGTCAGATTTCAGGTAGAGATCAGCGCTTTTCATACCTAACACCTGTTCTTTCGAAAGTGTAAAATCTTACATAAGATTAATGTTCATAAGATGACTTTGTTGGTTGGTAATGCATAACTAAATGTTATGTATTGCTATTAGTTAAAAATTACCTTTTAGTTATAAAATATAAATTATGTCGATTCAGCGAACAATATCGTTTACCATAAAAGATAACACATACGAACTTCGTATTCCTAACAATGGACAATTAATCGACATCGAGTCGATGAAGCAAATGTTATCGAAAGGAATGTATCGAGCGATGAATAATACAGGAACAGTCAATACTGCTGCTGCATTAGATATTATTGATATGACTGCGATGTTTACTGTATTGTGTCCTAAACTCGTTAAGGATCTCAACGTTACGTCACTACTCGATCTCGACATTCTCGACAGTCAAGAGTTAATTCAAGTGTATCGTGAACAAGTGGCTGAATGGATCATCTCTTGGCAACGATTAATGACTCAATACTTCGAACAAACTCGCGATGAAACTGAAACAAAAGATACTGAATGAAGTAGTTGATCGCAAGTCGATTCGTAATTTTATTATTGCGTGGAATATCGCATATCCGTTAGATAAATGGTGGCGAGATAAATATAATATTGCATTCAACTCGCAAAAACATCGAGATAGTAATATTCTCGACGTGTGCATAGAGTACGAAGAGATGTTATTATTTAAACCACGATCTACTGGGGATAAAGATAAAGACGAGTTTGATGAGATGTTTAAGACTCACTATGTTCCAGGACATGGTTTGGTGTTGACAAAACGAGACAATGATGTATTTGAAGACGACGACAAAATGCCTGATTGGTTTAACGATATAGATAAGCAGTAAATGAGCGCTACTCAACAAACTCGTGTTACGTTTACCGGTCAAGATGACGGTTTGCAAGCACTTATGGATAGATATAAGCAATCATCAGTCGATATGGCTCGTTCGATGATTGAGTCTGCACGTGCACAATCGAATGACGGTAAAGAGTTAGTGAAGATCATTGAAGAACAGATACGAGCGATGGAGCGTAAGGCTCGTATTGAATTAGCTCAATCAAGAATTGAGAATCGCAATGCATTGGATCGAGGTGAAATATCCCAAGGACAGCACAATATAAACGTAACAGGAGCGCAAGATAGATTTTCTGAACAAACATTAGAGTCGCGCACTCTTCGCGATATATTAGCTACACTTCAAGCTAACGCACGAGAACAAGCTCGCAATGATGCTCGATCAACAGCAGCTATTGTTGATCAAACTCGAACGAGTGAAAATAATCAACAAGAAGAAAGTGATGATGCGATTACTGCACTTCGTAATACATTAGCGGGTCGCAACAGACCGCCTTCTAACAATCAACCTTCTGATGATGAAGAAGATGATGATGAAGGAGATGCATCACCTCGTAGAGGTGGACGACAATCTGATTACGTAAGACGTGCTACTAACGTTTCCAATACAGTAGGATCATTAGCTACTCGCAATGATGTATATGCTTTTGCTGCATTAACAACTTTACTACCAGTTGTAGGTCAGGGATTGAGTCAAATCGTAAACAAAGCACTATCTCAGGCAGAGTCATACGAACAAGGACGCAGTGGATTGAACTCACTTAATGTAAACGGTGTATCAGCCAATGGTCGTGAAGCAGAGCGATATGGAGTGACGATGTCACAATTTATGTCGCAATATGCAATGCAAGCAGCTAAGGCACAAGGATCGACCAAAGGTCTTGAAGATCGAGGTATGGATATGTTAGAAGCTGAAAAAAAATTAGCATTATCATCAGGTTCAACGTCAGGTGTTTTAAGAACGTTAAGAAATAGCGATACTAAGGATTTAGGTAAGGTTTTAGGAGACATGGTTTCAGGATTTTCGTATGGTGATAAAGATATTAGAGGAGGAGACTTTTCAAAACTTGAAGAGTACGTTAGTGTTGCAAATCAACTTGCTCAAAGACAGATATCGGTTATGGATAGTGTAGATATAACGTTAAATAGCAGAATAGTCGGCGCTTTTGCAAAACTTGGTGGAAGTTTTAAAGATCCAACTGTTTCAGGTCAAGTTATTCAAACAATTGATTCTGCATTATCTCGTCCCTCATCTCCATACGCACAAGCTATGCAGTTTTCAGTACTTAGTTCAATGAATCCAAAAGCATCGAGATTTGATTTGATGGAAATGCAAGAGCAAGGAATTGCGCAACCTGGATTACTAAAAGGAGTAATGGATATGTTGTCGGGATCGTCAAGAGGAAACGATAACATGATGAAAGAACAACTATCAGCAATGTTTCCTCAGTTGGGTAAGTCTCAAATATCAAAATTAGTAACAGGGTATAGTAATGGTAACTTGAACTTAGGATTTGAAGCGGACGATAATTCTGCACTTAAAAAAGTAGATAGAGGAGGGTTAGTTGGTAGTCTGCAAAAAAGTTCAGCGGAAATGGATAACGTATTTGCTGAGCAAGGAGAAAAGATAGTTCAACAATTAACCAAACTATCTGATCAGTTCGGTGGAATGAAAGATATAGTAGAGAGTTTATTAGGATTAGGAGTTGGATTCTTTGCAAGCGTTAATTCGATTGTAAGTTGGTTCACTGGAAAATCGCCAATGGATACTAAAACCAATAAAATTGTAAAGCCTGGTGGAAAATAAACCATACATATACTATACCCACTCATACAGCGAAATAACGACTGTTGAGCAGTTTGTTTCCAATTTAGCGTTAAGTATCGTTAAGGGAATGACTGCGTATGAATTATTGAACTATGCCGACGAAAACGGCGTCACCAACAATCAGCGTATATGGGATTTTTATACCGAAGATGAGCGACAAGTTTTTCAGAGTCAATACAATAGTGTTTCACTCACTCAAATCAATCTATATACAATACTTGTGTTACCTAAGGATAAATTATTCACTGAAACCGTTGCAGTAACTGGTGTAAACCAAATTTTTCAGTCTTCGACGTTCAGTATGTTTTACTCGCAACAATTACTGCGACTATTACAAGATGAATCATACAGAGATAAAAACGACACGTCAACACTAACCAGTTCGAATATCATTCAAAGCATCTACTCAACGATGTCTGCTTGGATTTGGTGTCGAGCGTTAGGTGAAGAAGGTTCTACGGTTGATTTAACACCGTTCCTTAATTCGATGACAACCAACGTTGATAGTAACGGTGGAAATTTTTCACTCGCTATGACTGCTATAAAAGTCATTAAAGATGATACAGGTAATTGGCAGGTAGATACTTCGCAAATAAGTCAGTTTAGTGACGATCAATATTTTTCATCAATATTTGTTGACTTAAACAATACTTATTTACACAACATCATTCAGCAAAATGATGTTGTTTTTTTGCGTTTTGAGAAACTTAAAAATGAAAGTGAAAGAATTGATGCTTTTAATTCAAAGTCGTTCACAATTGATAAAACACAGCTTCCTTCGTTACCTAATAATCGTAAATCATACGATATGTTAGGATTGATTGATAAAGCGACCGAAAATATTAATTACTCAACGAGTGATGTTAACGTTTCGATTTCAGGTAGAGATTTCATTAAATTACTAATAGATGATGGTAGTTTTTTCTATCCTCTTCAATTTGCACAAAATGCATTCGCTAACGAACAAGAAGATAAAAAGTTGATTCAAAGACTTGCTTTGGACGGTAGTTTTATACTAACCAGCTCTATGGCATTTCGTAGTATAGCGTTTACTTTACAATTTTTGATCAACCACATTAGTAACTTAGGAATAGTTCCTCAGCAGTTGTTGTCAGCTTACGACAACTCTCAATATGGTCGTAGTAAGTTATATAGATTAGATACTCAAACGCCTAATAATCAGTTTAATGAAACACTTGCAAATGGATTGTGGCAAATTATAAAGCTCGTCATAGATGAGAACGTAGCAGATCGTCGAGTAGCAGATGTTTCGATATCAATGCCTGATGGATCTTTACTCAATCAAATTCACAAAGTGTGCCAATCACCATTTGTTGAATTTTTTACTGATACTTATGGTGATCAATTTAACTTAGTTGTTCGTAAACCACCGTTTGATGGCAATAGTATTCAAGCGATGTTAAATAATATTGCAAAATACGAAAATACAATAATCCCAGTTAAAAATGAAGATGGAGATTTAATTAGCTCACAAACACTCGTTCGAGTAAGATCGAAATCTGATCTTATTCAAACGATTTATGCACACGACGTCATTTCAATTGATAACGTATCTAACAATACCGACGATATTTATAGTCTATACGAAATAAAGCCACAAGGATTGTTTATTGGTCAAGGGAGTGAAGTGAGTTTGGCGTATGTGCCGTTAATATATTTCGCACCGTATGCAAATGTATGGGGAGCTAAAAGATTGAGTGTAGTCTCTAATTATTTACCATTTTCAGGGTTAACGGGATCAACACAAGACCGTACTCGTAGTTACATAAGTGAGCAGTGTGCGATTGACTTAAAGTATTTGATTGATTGTTATGCTTATATGCCGTTCACTCGTAATATGAGTATCACTATAAATGGTGATCGAAGATTTAAGTACGGCACTTGGGTTCGTATTGAATCAACAGGTGAAATTGGATACGTTACACAAGTTCAAAATAGTAGCTCTATTGGAGTGGGATCTATTGATAGAACTACAACGATACAACTGACGAGAGTAATGGTTGAAAAATATTGCCATCCACCTCTTGAAGACAAATCTGCAATCTCGTATTTCAATATCATCGATAGCGAATTGGTATATCGCTACGTAATGTCAAACTTAACGTCAAATAATAATACCAATTCACCCGATTCGCAACAACAGTTAGGAGTGCAGATAAAACAAAACTTCGCAGTAAATCAAGACGTATTTGACTTTTTCTTAAAACGTAAGCAGTTCGACTAATGGAGGAATCAATAGCGCAAAGAGGAATACAAAACGCTCGCTATAATAACGGTGTGGGATACATTATCATTGCTGGTGATGTTGATAGAGAACTGTATATTGCTAAGTGCATGAGGAGTGGTACTATCGGCATTTTGACTGAAAGTAATGAAGTTATATTCAATGCACAAATATCTACCGCTTTGCTTAATTTGATTGAGTTTCCACAAGACAAGTCGCAGTTGGGTTCATGTATTAGTTACAATAATATCCTAATTCACAACTGCCCTATCGTCGTAGCAGTTCTATCAAAGAACGACGAGCTGTTAACTCAAACTCACGATCAATTTGTAGTTGATAAAAATTCTTCTACTCGCACAGTTAAAGTAATGGGTGATCGAAAATCAGGAGTGCTACAGCTTAGTGTCGACACATCAGATGACGGTGATAGCGTTATTAATTTACGATCAGTCAATAAATTGAGGACAGCTAAGATATCGACCACCGTTCATGGTGAGCAGTCGCATTATTGCGATGATTTAATGATTAGAGTTGAGAAATCTGCCAAAATCAATATAGGCACAAAGAAAAACAACTTTATTGTTGCTGTTGACGATAATAAATTTGAACTTTACAACGAAAATGGAGATAAAGTTGTTATGAGTCGTGATAGTGTGCAGGTATTGAGTAAGTCAGTTGTTTTAGGTAATGATTCAAAAGCGCAAAAAGCGTTATTAGGTCAACAGTTGATTAAACAGCTTAACTTAAACAAACTGCGATTAACGACTTTATTTAAAGCGATACAATCAGCACCAATTGCTCCTCAGGATGGAGGAGCTTCGTTTAAAGCAGCTTTGGTCGCAGCTATAAGTGGTTTAATTGAAGAAGATTATTCAAAATGTAGTTCTGATAATGTAAAAAATTCATAATGACCGCAGTCGAATCATTTTACAAATACACGCGATACGATATTTCGAGTTTTATCTCAGACTTCGTTGAGTTTAACGACAAATATTACCCTACTATAATTAGTTATTATAAGGGAGATTTAACGTTAAGTGATAGTGTTGCGTTTAGTAAATTGAAATACTTGTTAAATCAGGTTGATATTATCAATCATCATATCACTACTCACTCATTCGCGTTTAATTCGTTAATGATGTGGGAATTGATTGAAGCGATAGATGATATTTTTGTAAAATTGAGTACTATCAAGAATACCGGTAAATGGATCAAAAGTTCGATTGGTAACAATTCATTCACCAATACAGTTAGTACAGCGTTTTCAATGTCGCAAAATATGACGTTAGAGAACGTTAGTGTATTAAATGGTTCGATTGATTTTGAAAACGACTGGTTTGAAATAGCAGTTGCTAATAATTTGAAGGAAACTGCATATTCACCTGAGTCCCTAAATACAATAAGTGTTACTCAAAAGCGAACAGCTTTTGTTTTCGATATAGTCTCAGTAGTCGATATAATGAATGGTCACAATGTATATGGAAAGGATCTCAATAAGACGATATTGTTCGCAAATGACGACCTACTTGTACTATCGCCAAAAGATACAATTTATCAAGCGGTAGATATATTGATCAACTTGAAGAAAGGTGATAACTGCCAATATCCTAATCATGGTCGTTCATCGATGATAGGACCAGGAAACGCAGTATCAATGATGTTGTCGAGTGTTTTATCAAGACAGTTAAACGATACATTCGCTAATGATGATACATTATCATCTTTCGCTTTAACCGATATAAAAATACAAGGAGATGTCGCTAAGTATGCCTTTACAATTACAACGCGATTAAACGAGTTTATAAATCAGTCAATATAAATGTTCACTAAACCACCATCAGTAGAGCAGCTTCAACAACTATACGTTGAAACATTTCTCAATAACACAGATCAAGTATCAAAAGTTAGCCCTGATAGTGTGTTGAGTGCACATAGCTATGGAGTAGCGAAAATTGCTCAGAAAGTTGCAAAAGATATAGCGATCGTTGAATCGCATTTATTTCCTGACTTTGCGTACGGTCAATATTTAGATAATGTTGCTCAGTTTATGGGGATTGGTAAGCGTCACGCTTCAAGCGGTAGTTCTACTTACGTTCGATTAGTAGGAGATCCTGGAACAATATACTTAGCAACTACTCACACCTTCACTGGTAATCATTCAGTTACTTTTCAATTAAGCGCCAATGCAACAATAGGTCTTGCAGGATACACTTATGCATTAGTTCGCAGCATAGATGTTGGATCAATAACTAATGTAAATGCACTGACATTAAATCGCATAAACGCAAGTCCGTTAGGTCATCGTTATGTTATTAATGAGTACAGTGCAACAGGAGGTCGAGACGTTGAGGATGATGTATTGTTTCGTAAAAGAATAAAATACGGTGTAAATTTATGCAATCGGGGAACGTTACAGTATATTACGCAAGTGTTTTTGAAATTCAATCCTAACGTACTGAGAGTGTTGTTTTGTGGATTAGATTCGCAAGGTAAAATACAACTCGCTATTGTTACACAAAACGGAGCTGATTTACTTCCAAGTGAAATCGATGAGTTGTTGCGCAATAGTCAACAATATCTCAATCTAACTGAATTTAGAGCGCTCCCAACAAATAGAGAGCATATTACCAGTCTCGTATTAAAAAATGCTACTTGGTACGAACTCGACATAACAATGAGAGTCGAGTTTTACAACAACGTCAACATAGATAGTGTTCGTATTGATATCATCACTAAAATATCGAAGTACTTTGACGTGCGATATTGGAAAGGTGGTCAAAAGATTGAATGGGATGATTTATTGCAGATCGTTAAATCAACCAGTGGGGTAAGATATGTTGCTGATCAATACTTTTCACCTAAGGTCGATATTCGTCCTCCAAGTTTTGAGATTCCAAGAGTGCGTCAGTTTATTATTCTTGATCTGCAAGGGACGATTATATCTGACATAAATGGCGCTTTGTTACCTATTTACTTTCCTAACGATATCGATTCTGACTATCAGCGAACAATTTTAAAATCAATATGATACTCAACCTTTCAACAACCGAACCTAATCAGCAACTACTGATTTATCCCTTGAAGACTCAGGCGATAGCGTCAGTAGTTTCGTTTAGTGACGTTGTGACTGGTACTACTGGTAGTCGATTTTTTGAAAAAACGTTTAGTTGGAGTCGTGATAACTTTCTATGGAGTGATTGGCTGCCTCTTACTAACGCAAATCTATCAGCAGCAATTTTGATTCGTAATTTTGAACCGATATTTATTCGAGTGTCGTACTTGCGTAAAGGTGTATCGTCAGGTACATTAACTCTCGATTCATTAAGTTTTATAACAACGCAAGGTCGTTCAGTAAAATCTAACGCATATAATAACTCGTTTATCAAACAGTTCTTTTCGACATGTATCGACGCCACATTTTTCGATTGGACGTGCAATGTGCTTGAGAAATTATATAAGCCTGGCACTTTGTCTAATTATATAGTTCGCAACGATAATCAAGATTATGAACAAGATAGATCGTTCATTGAATATTTGCGAAGTGTAGCTCAGTTTTTTAGCTTTTTCGCTAATTACGCTAATGTATTTGAAACGTTCTATGAAAAAGAAGTATTACTTAAAGAATATCTCGAGCAAAAAGGGATACTTTTAGCAGGTAACGAAAACCTCGAACAATTGCAATATATAGCTTATAATTGGTTTGATCAAATTCGAAAACGTACTCAGTACAGCGTTATAGACACTACTCAAATAACGCCAGCAACGACTCTTCCAGGAGAATTGTTACGACTACTTAATAATCAACTTACTGATGAATTGATTTATGGTTTAGCTGAGCGTAAACATGTGTCATGGAACGTTAATAACAGTAGTCCAATGATGCGCAGTACTGCGAACAGTAATCACTTAGCTAAAATATACATTGATCGTAACGTTACTGCATATTATATTCAGCGAGTACTACAACTTAACAGCGTTACAGTTAATAGCGTTAACGAGTTGATATTAAATTCAACATCGTCGATTGGTGTAGGTGGTGATATTACAAAAGCTATGGTTATTTCGCCTGCTATCAATTACTGTATTTCATTTAATGTTGAATGCACTGATTTAGCTATGATTAAGTGCGGCGTTTTACTATTCGATGCCGCTCAGAATACTATTTCAGCTATTAAAGTCGATGCTACTGGTAGTGATAACAATTCGTTTGGTGAGATCAAGATTAAAAAAGCAGGTATAAAGCATTCAGTTGAGGTTTATCTATTCAATAGCGATTACAATAAACTATCGTATCCTGCAAATGGATACGGAAATCATCTTAAACAGAAAGATGTATCCAAATATCTTATCCCTGTTGTTGAAACGACAACAAATGGCGAAATTTATATCACAAATTTTAGGGTTGGTGTCGGTGTGACTAAATATAGTAAAGGATTTGTTCAAGCAAGCGATGTTATTGAATTAATGTGTTATAATCGCAATCAACAAAAATCGTTTGATGATATCGTTGATATAGTTCGAGATTTATTTATTCCTTATACAACAACGTTAATTGCAACTAATTTAGTTCAGTCGAAAATAGTTGAAGATCCATTGTATTGGAATGATGGCTTCAACCGAATTTGGATTGACGTTACTGGTGAAGGTTGGTTTTGGCCTTAATTAAATTTTAATAAAATGCGTGATTTAACATTAGCTGATTTTCAAGGTGCGAGTTCGTCAACTCAAACTATCAACAATCCTTCAGAGCTTTTCAAAGCTCTCGAACCCGACTTTCTAAAAGGCGGAAGACCGGCACAAATTGGAGAAATCCGTGACTTTGGCGGTCGCCCGTACATTAAAACGGCGAACGGTTGGGCTTTTCATGGAAAAGGCACCGGCAAAAAAGCTCAACAACACGTAACCAATCAAGTCTCAGTAAATGAAACGCCAGTAAATCAATCAAGTCAGATCCAAACTGCACCTATTGATCATAATAAGAAGGTAAATTTATCTAATTACGACATTAAACAACAAAAAGCGCAAAATCTTAAATTTACTGAGGCACTGGCTCCTTATATTGATAAAATTAATAAAAAATACAATACGGAGCATAAAGCTATATTTAAAGATAAGGATGGATCTATTAGTGGATATAATAGAGATATGGTTAATGATGCGTATATTAAAAAGTATGCATCTAAAAATGTTAGCTCTAATAGGTTATCAGACTATCTATCAGATATAGATAGTGCATTCAAACAAGCTCACGCACAATCTCCTAATTTACATCAAAAAAATATAGATCAAGTAGAAAATGATTTGATTCCAAAAGAAAGTAAAGGATTATTTCATATAAGTTTTGCCGATCATAGTAATGTGATGGATGATTTGGAAATTGCTAATCATAACTACAAAGTTCCTAACGCAGCTTAATTGTTGAGTAATGATCACTTCCAAGACTTTATGAGAAAAATTACACCAGCTTTAAAAAAGATAAACGCTTGTGGCTATATTAAACTTCGAAGTATCGTAGCGTCACAAGGTCATGGAACTGTAAACATAGACATTAGCGACAAAGATGATTTCGACACTATTCAAATGTTGCATGTTATGATTACTCCAACTAATTGTATTTTAATGAATAAAAATTCAATCGACGAGAATTACACACGCGGTCTCGGCAGTAATAGGTTTAAACAATTAGCTAATTTTTTAAATGATAAGGCTATGGAGCCTATTTCTGAGAACAATAAACAAATAGCTCAATCCACTCTAAATGAAATTAGAAATATACCAAAAGTTTCAGAAGTAACGTATCAAGGCTCAAATATAAATCACGAAAAAGGTACAGTTGATATTTATCTAAATTCAAGTCGCGAATCAAGACATCCTGATGAATATGGAGATAGAGGAAAAAAAGCTGAGCGAATTGCAGACTTTTATCACGATCAAGTAAACACGTTTGTTAATAAGTTAAAAAAACTTGGATATTCAGTAAATATTCAAGCTAAATAATAAATGACGATTCAAACAAAAGTTCAGGAAATAATTTCAAGTGTTGGTCGTCAGGGACTGCACTTGTTGTATCCTAATGAGTTTGAATACTATTTGATAGCGTTCGAATTGGTTGATGGTAGCGATAATATGATTGATTATTTGATTTTTCCAGTTTTACCTGACTCAATATCGAGAAATCATCAAGATTTGTTAAATATCAAAAAAACGCAAAAAGGTATTACAACATACCATACTACTACATTTGTTCCTTTTGATATTTCAATATCAGGAACGTTTGGTCGTGCATTGAAAATTATCATAGGTACGCAAGAGTTGAATATAGCAGGAATGCGTTATAGTGCTAAGTCGAACGTATTTACAAAACAAGATGTATTAAGTAAAACTCGAATCAAATCGGGACTACTTAATAGTGAAGTAAAAACAGGTTACGGCTTAACGAAATTGTTGCAGTCGATGATTGAAAAGTCATCAACATTAGACGACCAAGGGAAGCCAATGAGACTACACTTTTACAATAATACATTTGGTGAGTCTAATGTCGTTAAGATTCAGTCATTTGATGTTCAACAGAATAAGGATCAGTTTAATGCATTGTGGCAGTATAATGTTAAAATGAAAGCGATAGCACCACTAAACGCTATGGTTAATACGAAACAAAATACCGCAACAAACACTTCGTTTTCAATAATTCAAAAATCAGTAAATGAAATAGCCCGATTTGCTAAATCGTTAATTTAAAAAAATATTCAAAAACATGGAAATCAGTTTAAAAGACTTCGCCGGTACACCAAAAAGAATTGCATCAGATAGAGATTGAATCATCAGTTAATTAACGTACACAATGAGTCGTTTTAAATTTGCACCTGAACAGTTCTTAGGATTACAAGAACTTAATCGCTTTCAGTCATTTTTGACTGAGGGTTATCGTCGCAGCATTGTTGATGGAACAGGCTCATTCGGTATAATTAAAAGCTCACTCGATGTTAGCTTCGATAATTTTCGATTAACAGCTATCAGCAACACTACATTATCTATTGCGACAACTTCATACGCTGTTGATAAAGACGGATTAGTAGTTACTTGTGATCCTTTTACGTTTACGCTACCTAATGCGAATACATGGTATTGGATATTTGTTTCACACGAGTATAGTGCGACAGAAAAAGGAACTGTATCAATAGATGCACAAGGAAACGTAACAGGAACAGGAACCAAATTCTTAGAGACAGTTAGAGGACAGCCTAATTTCGCAACTTCGATAACTTTTATCAATTCTCAAACCAACTTACAGACTTACCAAATTATCGAGGTTATTGATAATGAGAATATGTTGATCTCAGGAGAAACGTTCGTTGAAACTGACCTACAATATTCAGTGATAGGAACCTTTACTCCTGGTACTATTCAATCGACACAAGATAAATATCCATTTCAATATGATTCTTGCGCAATTGATATCGTTCAAGAGCTAACGCTAAATACATACCCTATTGCAAAGGATGATAAGAAATTCGCCATTGCAAGAGTGATGTTTAATGGTACTTCGCTAATTATTGAAGATAAGCGAGTGCAGATATGGACTGACAAAGGAGTTGCTGTATTAACTGAACTACCTAACGAACAAAGTGAAGTTGTCGGCGTTGATAGTGTATGTTGGGATTCGAATGCTTCATCAGGTGATCAAAACATCATAACAGTTTCGTGGGGAATTACTTCATACAATTTTATCATTCAATCAGCATTAAGGCAAATAACGTTAGTAGGAGGAGAAGGTGGTCGCATTAAAGAGTTGTCTGATTTATCATCAGGCGATTTGAACGGTTGGAGAGTGTATGGTAAGAAAGGTGATTTTTGTACTATTTTAACATCGACTAAAATTGGTAATCAAATTCAGTTAAGTGTCGACACGTTAGATCCTGATGCATTTGAAAGTAGTGATTTTTTAACGGTAGTACCTAACTGCGAACAGATCGAATTTTTTATTTCAGACGATAACGGTGGAATAGGATATGTTTCTCAGCCAAATACGATGAGAACGTGTCTACAATACGCTACGTTTGATATTGCAATCGCAACGAACACTATTCGAGTTAACAACTTCGCAACAACATTTAGATACAACATTAAATACCGATATAAAAGTAATAATAATTACTCATCGTGGCTGTTGTTTAAAAATGACCCAAAGGGATACTTAACCGAAGATTCTTTCGATGTAAATAGACGACTAAAAGATGTTAGTCAGCATGTTCGCAGACCTTATGGTGTTAATCCAAACGGATTACTTGCATTCGTTGTAACGCAAGCTCCATTAAGAAGTTATGGAGTAACATTCGACACTGGCACCTCACCAGGACTTACTGAACTCGCAATGATTGCGCAAGGAACGATTGATTTGCAAATAGGTGTTGCGAAAGCGCATGTCATTATAACAGGTGACGTTAACCTTGCAGGAAATGTGCTAATCAATCTTGATCACTATACAGATCGTATCGGTAAAAGTGGCGCTTCGTTCACTATCGTGATAAAAGGAGTAATTAACGCAAGTGCTTATTCAATGTCGATTGTAACTAAAACAGCAGTTGGTGGTGCAAATATTACTGTTTATAATATTTCAGCGACTGATGTTAACTATGCAGGTTTATTAGGTCGTCAATTAACTATTCAGTGCGTATATGATGGTATAAATAAGTGGGTAGGTTATAAAGTAGAAGGTGATAATTATAGATTAGGAGATGTGATAATGAGATCTAATATTCAACCAGTCGAATTTGATGATACAGGAAAAGGTATTGAACCGTCAACGTCAGGTTGGGCACTTTGTAACGGTCAAAATGGAACAGTTGATTTGAGATCGAGATTTATTGTAGGTTACGATGATCGTATAACTGATCCATCTAATGGTTATTGGGATAGTACTTATAATTTAGTTGGCACTACTGGTGGTCAAAAAGCAGTACAGTTGACAATTGATGAAATACCTTCTCACGGTCACACTGCAAGAGCGATTATCCAAGGACAATTTGGATTAATTAAGCGATCAATTATTAATGAAGAAGCTACCGTAAATAGTAAGGATACTGTTGAAAGTGGAAATGAACCTAATATTGTTGATCAACCAAAGCCTATTCCACTTGAAGGTGGTGATAATGCTCACGAAAACCGTCCACCATTTATTGTGATGGCTTATCTACAAAGAATTTAATTACAATAAACACCATCCTGTTGCTAATTTTAAACAAAACGAGTATCTTTATCAAAAATATTCAAAAATATGGAAATCAGTTTAAAAGACTTCGCCGGTACACCAATCGAAAAAGGTTTCGTCAACAACCTAACACTTTCCACCACCGCGACCTTTGAAAAAGGCGGCGAAGGATCAAAAGGCGGAAAAGTAATCGGCCATACGAAAAGTGGAAAACCTATCTACGATCACGAAACTAAATCACTGAAACATTATAGTACCCAATTTAATTCCGCTAAAGAATTTTCTCATGCTGTTCACCATGGTGAAGATGAGAATGGTAATGATGTTAATTTACCAAAACATATCGAGAAGTATTATCATAAAATGCGTAAACAGATAGCGAAAGAGGAGGGATTAAATCAAAAAACTGAAAGAGGTGAACAACAAGCATCTCAATGGGCTCGAGAGGATCTTGAGCATGTTTGGAGGCAACATAATGAATAAAATTAACTGAATTATTACCAAACAAATTTAAAAATATTATCTATGAAAAGTTTATTAAAAATAACACCAGTATTTATTCTCGCATTATTAGTACTTGGATCTGGCTATTGTCTTTTAAAAAAACAATCATCTAATAATCTATCCAACTTAGTCGACACACTTGATACAATTGATGCGACTCCGTTAACGAAAGTTGTTGTCGACGTCATCAAAGCTGATTCATTACAAAATGTGATCAGTTCGTTAAGATCCAACGTATCCGAGCTTCAACGAAACGCCGTTAACATTTTAATTGCGAACAAAAATTCAATTAAAGTAATCAGTCGTAATGATTCGGTTACAATTGCCAATTACAAAGCACTTGTCGAGGATCTTAAATTCAATAAAACGACTATTCACGATTCGATTTTTATCGCAGTTCTTAATGATACTGTTAATGGTGGATATTATGTTATTTCTGACACTACATCGTTCCAAATAGACAGTTCAGATTTCAATCTTAAAATTGCCTTAATCAAAGGTGAGTTGATACTAAAAAGTTTGCAAATCGACGCTGAGTTACAGGTCGCTAAAAAAGATAGCGTAACGAAGGATAGTGTGATGACTTTACTTACAATAACAAGTGATAATAAGCTACTTCCCTCATACACTTATTCATACGCTACGAAACGAACTAAATCGAAAAAGTGGTTTACATGGATAACGACAATTGTAACAGCGGTCTCTACATATTTTGCTTTGAAAAAGATTTAGTGAATTTGGCTATTGTGTTTTTAGCAAAATCATCATAACCATACTATCTTTATCATTTAGCAAATAAAGACAATAAGATATGAGACCTACTATATTCAATACAAAAGGTATTAACGAATTCTTTAAGTCAGTTCAATTAGAGGTTCTTAAAGATCCATATAATGCAAATTCAATAGTAAGTGGCGCTAACAGGCAGTTAACGTCACTTTATTGCGTTGGCGATGACACTTTCATTCAACTACATCGCACTAACGAATTAACGAAAGCACTGCTGATTGGTGTCGAATCAACTAATTTGTTTTTTAAAGCAATCAATTATCAATTTGATAATGAGCGGTTTTTGACTGAAAAGTCAGGAGCTGATATTAAATTTCAAATCACCCAAACAATGGCTGATTATCATAAAAAGATGTCGCTATATATTGATGATATGAAATCGCTGATTAATGATATTGGAGTTATTCCTGGTGATAATTGTAACGATTATAAATGGAGAGATTGTTCATTGGTAGTGCCTAATTTACCTAAACGGTTTTCTTGGGATCAGATTCGTACTCACGATGATAGCTCAATGAATAAGACGTATTCGTTACATGTTAGTGAAGACTGTTCCGCACCTTACATTTCAGAACAACCTGCTATGCCGCAACAACTTAACGTAAAAATCAACCTTCAACGATATAATGATTATTGTGAAAAATATTGTGATATGGCTTTTGATTGCAAGATAATGGAAACTATATATCGCAATATTAGTGATACTAAAACTTACAACTTAACACTTTCTCAATTAGTGGCACTTAGTTTTTAAATATAACGATGAGTACGATAATTAATCAAATACAGGAAAATGCTCAGTGGCAAGAAATGCTCAAAGAAGAACAAATTCAGCTTGCATGGAAGGCTATGCAGTCGAATGATCCTGTTACGTTAATGAAGGCTCAACAGCTTGTTGATGATATTTCAAAAAGAGTGTCAACAAACCAAAAGTCGCTATTAATTGATCCAATAGATTTTGCAAACAATCTCGAATATAAACATCCTCGCAAATCTGCATCTTACGGCACCTTACGAAGAATGGCTTATACACCAATTATTCATTCAATTATCACTACCCGAGTTGATCAAGTGGCGAGTTTTTGTGAACCGCAAAAATCTAAGTACGATGTAGGGTTTGTAATCCGCAAAAAAAAGGACGCTGATAAAATGACTAAGCGAGATGAATATATTGCTGAGGATTTAACATCGTTTGTTTTAAATTGTGGTGTAGATGCAAACAAATGGCATGGAGATGATTTTGACACATTTACAAGAAAAGTGATATTTGATTCACTCGCTATGGATCAAATGACATTCGAGATAATTCGTGATAGAAAAGGAACGCCAGTTGAGTATTTAGCGACTGATGCTGCAACGTTTAGACTTAGTGATAGCATTGATGATGCTATGTCGAGTGATAAGCAAAGGATGTACGGATATACACCATCTTATTGCCAAGTTCTTGATGAAACGGTTATGGCTGAATTTTATCCATGGGAACTTTGCATGGGTATTCGTAATCCAACCAGTAATATTCATTCAAACGGATACGGAAAGTCTGAATTGGAGATTTTGATTAATCACGTTACGTGGATGCTGTTTGGTGATAAGTACAATGGTTCGTTTTTTAGTCAGGGTGCAGCACCTAAGGGTATTTTGAAGGTTGCTGAATCTGTTTCAGAGCCTCGATTAGCTGAGTTTCGTCAACAATGGATGTCGATGATTGCAGGTGTCAATAATGCACACCGCACTCCTGTTATTCGTGCGAACGAAATGGAGTGGATCAATCTTCAAATGAACAATACTGACATGCAGTTTACTAAGTGGCAAGAGTATTTAATTCAAGTCGCTTGTGCTGAATATAAGATATCACCTGATGAAATTGGTTTTAAGATTAGTAACGGTGGAGGTAACGATAATAAGCCGCTGTTTGAAAGCAATAACGCTGCTGACTTGAAATATAGCAGAGATAAAGGATTAAAGCCGTTACTAAAATTTTATGCTGCGAAACTTAACAAGTACATCATTAACCCAATCAATCCTGACTTTGAGTTAGCGTTCGTTGGATTAGACTCTGAGACAGAAGCAAGTCAAGTAACGCTTGATATTCAGAAAGTTGGATCATTCATGGGATATAAAGAGATTCGTCGTAAATACGGCTTACCTGACTCAATCGATAAGGACGATTTGATTTTGAATGGTATTTGGCTTCAAGCTAAGAATGCGGCAGATCAGGTAGCAGCAGATACAGCTCAGCAACAACAGGATCCAAATGCACAACAAGAAGATCTTTCAACCGATCAACAGTTGCAGCAAGACAATCCATTATATAATTAACTACAAACTAACAAATGTCAAAGTCATCGCAATTTAAAAAGTTTAATATTATGAAATCTATCGGCGATTCAATAAATAGCTTTTTTAAAATCATAGGATTTAAAAAAGATGAAGTGACTGAGTCTAATGGACAAAAGTGTTACGACTTACTTGTACAGAAGTACAAGCTCGACAACGTACTACAAAAGGCTCACGACGATTTCATTTTTGCTAAATCGCAGTTCGATCAAATTGCGAATAAAAACAATTTAGTTAATAACAAGTGGAATGCTGTCAACGATGCTTACGTTGATGTGTTGTTAAAATCACATAACGACGAGCAGATAGTAATGACTGCATTGATGCCACTATTAACATCAGTGATTACAGACAATGATAAATTGTTAGTATATAATTATTGTGCAAATTCGTTAGGCTATAAAAGAGAACAATTACCGCAAGTTCCTAAAAAAAATATCGACTTAGTCGCTGCATCTTTAAATGAACAGTTGGGAGTGAGCTTGATAGCATTAAAACTTAGCGACATAAAACCTACTCAGGGAGAGTTGAACGATGATAAGATTCGATCAATGATTGGATCGTTACCATCAATACCTGAGCGTAAATTTATCGTTAGTGGCGATTATTATTTGCTTGATGGTCATCACGAGTGGGGTGCGAGAATCGAACTAAATGCAAGCGCACTTGTTGAATGTTACTGCGTTGCGATGCCGATGAGTGATTTACTTACCTGGTTCGCAACAAACAAAGTTGATGGAGTTGAGAAAAGAGATATTGACGGCAATATTCAAAAAGGGATTAATGCGAAAGATATCGACAAATGGGCACTTGAATATATTCAGTGGAACGAAAATGGTGGTTATAGTGATAAAAAACTCGAAATAGGCGTAAGAGAATTTCTTCAAAATTATCACGAAGGCAATCAAGATGAAAATACTGTTCAGTCTTTAATTGACACACTCTCTAAGTTAAAAAACACTATACAAAAAGCTGTTAAAGGCGACAGCAAAAAAGACGAAGTCGAAGAGCAGTCATTGCCGTCAGTAAGTGACTTCGAACAAAAATTAGCACAAGCGAGTGACGGTCACTTAGATGCTTTCGTCAATGATAGTGAACAACATGAGGGGTTGCGAAGGATAGCGCAAGCTGAAATCGCTAAAAGAGCTACTCAAAATCAGCACGCAAGTGAAAACGATGATACGCAAGGTAGTGGCGCTCAAACTGCAAAAGCTGTATCCGCATTAATAGCATCACACATGACAGATGTGTACGAGGCGATTAAAAAAGACACTAACGTCACCGATGAATATTTAGGTCAATTGTCGCCAAGTGAATTTAATGTCGGTTTTTGCGATTACTTCGCAGAGATAATTGCACCAATGATTGGCGGTGAACACGAAACGACCGCTAAATATAAAAAGCAGCTAAAAGCGGCAGGTATCGAAAAGCCCGAAGATCACTCATTTATCAACAGAGATGGACGGTTCTACGATTTCGAAGCAAAACAAGGAGTAGATGCAATAGAATTATTGCCGTTCTACAAGCGACACACTACGAGAGAATTTTTAAATTATGCACGTTCAAATAAAAAAGCAAGCAATGAAAAGTAACAGATTCAAATTCTTTATGCCGTTAAACTTCATAAAGGGTTCTACTGATAAAAATGGTAAAAGAGCGATGATCGTTGACGGCATCGCTTCTACTAACGTTGAGGATAGTGATGGCGAGTTTTTAGATCCTAACGGTTTTGATTTAGAGTACTTTTTGAAAAGTGGCTTCGTCAATTGGCATCATCAAGCAACCAAAGATCCGTCAATGATTATTGGCGAACCGATGGAAGCTAACGTCACCGATAAAGGAATGTACGTTAAGGCTATGTTGTATCCTGATAGTGCAGTCGCTAATCAAGTTTACGATTTAGCATCAGTACTTCAAGACTCACCTAACCGTAAGTTAGGCTTTAGCATTGAGGGACAGGCTTTAACGAAAGATCCATTAAACCCTAAAAAGATAACCAAAGCGCGTATTACGGGATTGGCAATTACGCCTTCGCCTAAAAATCCTAAAACGCTACTTAATGTCATTAAAGGTGGGTTTGATACCGATGTCGCCGATGAAGTAGTTGCTGATTTTGCTGTTCGTGATAATGATCGTATTTTTCAATACGTTAACGGTGAATTAACAATCCGTAAATCAATGACCACAGAAAGTGCCAAACCACTAATTCTTGAGCATGTTAATGGAGAAATGATTAAAAGTTCCCCAAAAGATAAGAAAAAGAAAAAACGGACATATCCTTTGTTGGATATATTTAGTGATGATGCTAACTTTACATTATTAAAGGAGATTACCAAAGGCGAGTTTTTCAAATCGTTACTTGATGCGAATTACTCGATCGACGAAACTCAAAGTTATTACAATTTAATCAAAAGTATTATGAAGACTGATAATAACGGTTTTACGCTACAAGATATTCAAAAAGCAATGGAGCTTTTAGATGTCGCTCAATCAGCAGTAGATATCACTACCGAAGAAATCATTGAAACAGATCCAGTTATTGATCCAATCGTCGAGGTTGCGACTGTTGTAGGTGATTCTGCTTTGATTAAGGCGATTAGCGATTTACTCAATGCTAAACTTGATCGTATGGTGGATATCGTTGAAAAGATTGCTGAACGTCAACTTGACGGTAGTAAATTTACTGCTGTTGGTCAGTTGCAAAAAGCTACTTTGGATGAAACGTCGGCAAATAATACTGCTTTGACAAAAGCTCTTGAAATGATTGAGGTTTTGACTGAGACGATGGAGAATGTGAAAAGTGACATCAATAAATTCAATAATCAACCAAATACTCGCAAATCGCTTCCAACAGCAAGAGCTATTGAAAAGTCATTTTTTACAGAGGAGTTAGGTAGTGAAGGTGGTAGTCGTAGAT